CGATATGTCCACTCAGAGAATGGCAAATCTGCTCAAGACCCTTGTGGACGGCGGCAAGGTGATTAAGACTACTGAGAAGCGCAGAGTGTTCTACACTAAGGCATAAGCGCAAAAAGAAGTAAGGGGAGCTTTCTCCCCTTACTTCTCCCAGCTAGTTCTAGCTAGTTCCTAGTAAATAAAATTCTAATAGGACGGTAAAATGTCAATGACCGCTGAAAAGTTGGCAAATTCGCTTAAAATTTCCATTGAAGAAGCTAAACAAGTTTTGGAAATGGATAAGCGAATTGATAGGGGCGAAAAGCTGTTTGAGTTGCCGCCGGAGCTTGAAGCAGGGGCAAAAAAAGCAAGACGTGCTGATCGGAAGAAAGTGGAAAATGTAAGGCGGGAGCGAAAACCTGATGAAGATAAAAGGGAGCTAATCCAGTATTTGGAAAGTTCCTTGGAAGATGCCTACCCCGATTTGGATTTGGGTAATATTACCATTACAAATCCAGAACGAGAAATGGAATTTACTTACAATGGAATTAAATACCGGCTGACCCTGATGCGCCCAAGGAAATAATTGGAATGGGAGAAAATCCCATTCCAATTTTTGAAATCATAATTGGAAAATTTTTCCAAGGAAAATATTGGAACAGATGGTAATTTCAGCCGGTCGTCACTGGGAGTGATGACCGGAATTTCCGTTTAAACCCTCATATGGCAATTTTTTGTTCAATCTAGCAGCCTCTCATATGGCGCATGTTTTTCCCGAAAGGGGTTGCTTTGTTCACTATATTTGCAATTTTTAAAAAAATATTTTATAATATATATACAGAATAAAGAGTTCTGGAAATCTTTATAAAGAGGTAATATATACATGTATGATTTTTATGATCGTCTGATGAAGGGTGAATCCGCAGAGGATATTGCTAAGAGCATCACTGAGGAACTGAACAAGGCACAGGCCCAGAAGGAAGAGGTACTGAAAGCTCGGGCCGAAGCATCCAAGAGAGAGCAGACAATGGCCGCAGATGCAGAGAATATCTGTGCTGGTCTGGTGAAGTTTGCTAAGGATTATTATGGCTATGACATTGAGGTCAAGCCTGAAGACCTGATGAAGGTTTTTGATATGGCTGATAAGATTGGTCGTGCCATTGAGGACCTTGGTAAGACGGTTGAGAAGCCTGCTGAGAAAGTAAAGGCTAAGGTATACAAGGTCAATGGCTCTGCTGATGAAGTCATTGATAAGTTCCTTAATCTGATGGGGTGGTAAATAGGTAGGGGATTTTCCCCTACTTATTTTTTTTATTTTGGTTGGAAATATTTGGAAAGTCAAATTTGACTTTTATAAAAAAATATTATATAATATTAAAAAAAGATATAATTGCATTAGGGTGGTGAATAATTGATGTCGGTTGATATGAGATACAAGAGCAGCAACATGTGCTACAGGGGCACATCACTACTCCACTTCATTACAATTTTAATACAATTTTCATTAATCTTGACTCATTTTAATATAATTTTTTACCAATTTTAATTCACTTTAATATAATTTATTATAATCTATGATAATTTTTTAATTTATATACTATTCAATTTTATTCATTTCATATCACCACCATTATTTTAGATAATTATTTATCTAAAATTTTTTTATGTCTCATGATACCTGTAAGGCTATAATCTACCAGCTATATTTCCAATAGGCTAATACAATGTAATAAGCGCAAGCTCCATATCTTCTATATCTCTACGTTCTAACTATCTCTCTACTTTAATATCTTTAGTTTTAATTAATATTTCAAATTTCACATCATCACCCTTATGTATAAGTTTATATACATATAATTCTTTACTATCTGCTTTTAATTTAGCCTAATGTTCCTTAAACCGCTTCTCAAAATCCTATGTACTACCTATATAATATAAATGCCCATTCACATAAATACCATATACTCCACCTTCAACCATCTTTTTTGACATTTTTCTACCCATTAACTATTCATACTCTGCCTAAGTGCATACCATATCAAATACTTTATTCTTAAATTCCCAAAATGGTTTACTTAATTTCTTCTAATGCGGTTCTATTATTTTCATATAGTTATCCTGCACTACCCATACTCTCTTAAAACCTTTTGCAGAAGGATAGTTCTTAATAGGTCCATCTAACTTCTCTATAATCTGCGCTAATTCATCATAATTCTTTATATTCGCGCTAAATCCAAACTTATCAATTTTCAATTCAATTTTTCCTTTCAACTTTTCATTTCATTTATTGATTCATTTCTTTACAGCCCCAAAGCCAACACTGCCACAAAGGACACACCCCTAAAGCTTGTACGCGAAGCGTACAAACTTTTACAAGCAATACTTATTTACATTCTTATTCTTATTGTGCTTGTATCGCTTGTAAAAATCCATTTTCTTGTAAACATTTAAAATTGCTTGTAAAAATTGCTTGTAAAATAAATAAAAATGCTTGTAATACAAGGAGTAGATAAAAATGCTTGTAAAATTGCTTGTAAAAATCAAGTCTTTCATTTAAAATTTTACAAGCATTTTACAAGCAAAATTTTTTTACAAGCATTTTTCCTTGTAAAAATAGATTTTTACAAGAACTTTTTACAAGCAAAATTTTCTTTCCTTGTAAAACAAGCTTAAAAATTAAAATCCGCCTTTTTACAAGAATTTTCGTCTTGTATACAAGAATTTTCATCTTGTAAAACCTTTGCTTTGCTTGTATTTTTCTTATGTTCTTCTTCATTTATCATTTCAGGATACAATTCTTTAATCTTTTTTAAACGAGCACTTACTGTCTATTGAGTAATAGCCCCATGCAATCTATCTGAAATCTATTTCTATGTCATACCCTAATTATAATATTCAGCAATTTTATCTAATGATAATTCAGCTACTTGTTTAGCCTTGCCTTCTTCTTTCTTTTTCTTATAAGTCTAATCTGTCTTATTAGTCTATGTAATGAATGGATTTAATATAATTTTAAACATAGCATCATCACTACTATAATCACCAGTCATAGCTACTTCTAATATAGCCATAGCTAATTCTCCTCCTCTGATAGGATCTAATTCGTATAATTCTTTAGCCGATTTAAATGTATCTTCATAAATAATACCGCTATTCTTTAAACAAGGAGTATCTTTAAATTCTTTTATCATTATTCTATACCTCCTTGAAATACGTATCAAGAGCCTACATTAAATCAGGCGTTTCTTCATAAACCCAGCAATTCAACCATTCATATTGAGGATTCTACATTTCAATAATATATTTAAATCCTAATCCTTGAAGATAAATATGGACTTTTAGTGAATAAATAATCTTTGTATTTGGCATTTTATAATATTACTTCTCCTTATCCATATATTCTTTAATGGCTTTTCTAATTAATTGCGAAACACTCATATCATTTTCTTTGCAAAATTCATCAATACGTGCCTTTTCTTCGTCCTTAACACGAGTCGCAATATTATGATAGCCTTCACGTTTACTTGGCATATATATTCTCCTTTTCTTTTATTAATCTACTATATATAAAAATATGAATAATATCTTTAACCGCGGTGGCCCAAAAAATTTTAAGTAATTTATAACAAGTTTAATTGATATAAGTTGAAATAAAAATATACCTATTGGTTTTATAAATAGTGGAAAAATATAAAAAAATTTGATAAAATATATATAAGATAAAAGATAAGAAAGGAAAATCTTAAATGCCAAATTATCGTAACGAAACCGGCGAAGTTGGTAGCTACAACAACCTTAAAGTCTGGGTTCTTAATGGTGAAGAATTCCAAAAGAGACTACTCATCAAGGGCGGACTTAATGCTACTACTATCTACTGCCTTAAAGAATATGACCCCTATCATAAATTATTGCCTGACTGCATGTATGCCTATATGATTAACCCCAATGATAAAGATAATCTTTACTGCCTTGGCACTATGGGCAATTATGGAAAAGTGAATTTCAAGAAAAATATTGCAGCCTGTGAAAAATTCGCACTCACCCCTAAGCCTACTCCTAAGTCAGCATTTGAAATAGATACCACTAACTACGGTGATGCACCTACTCTTGCAACCATCAATGATATCCTTGCCGATATCCAAAAGTGGAATACACAAATCAATTACGCCGATTATACTAAAACAGTAGATAAATATCTGGAGGCTCTTATATGAGAAAGTTTATGTAGTTTGCCCTAGGCGATAATAATGTATTCTTCTATGCCGTTAATGATATTGTAAATGTAAAATTCTATACTCAAAATGAATTAAACAATGAATTAACCATGGAACTTACAACTAAATCTAACGGCGTTGAAACATTTACATTTGATAACATAAGAGACTATCAAGACGCTATAGATGCATTTAATGACCTATGATTAATCCATATTTTACATTTACAACAGATAATAAAAATTTCTGTTGTTATAAAACATCCGCCATCCTCTATATTAGTTTTTACACTGACTCAAATGAAAAATATAGAATGCAAATCCAAACAACAGAAAATACTGCATTAGATACTATTGCCCCTTATACATTTAAAAGTAAGAAATATTGGGAAATTGCCCGAGACAGATGGATGGATATCATGCGGGCAGTACGCAATGAAGAAAGAAATAATACCAATATGAAATATTATGGTAGCTATGGAGATGTTGACCCATGGTAATTACTATTTACACAGGCCTTCAATGCAAACATCAAGTGAAAAATGACATTCGCTTCGTAAAAGGCGATAATACTACTAATACTATTCATGTTACCTTTTGGAGTGGCAGAAAAGCTAAATACAAATGTGATGATAGAAACTATTATATCGCCGCATATGAGAGACTTCGCCGAAACATTCAATATCCGTTTTAATTGAAAAATAAATAAAAATATTATAAAATATATATATAAATGATAGAGGAAAAATAAAAAATGGATAAAAATTTATTTGCTAAATTAACTGCTCTTACCTCTGAAGCGGAAGCCAACAAAGAACGTGCGGCAACTGAAAGAGCAGAAGAAATCATCACAAATAATACGCCGGCAATGCTGCAAGCGGCAACAAATGGGGCATATGCCTATACCATTGTCATTTCTCCCGATGATACTCCGTCGTCAAGCAATTATACCGTTAAGAAACTTCAAGAAATTCTTAATTCTAATAAGTTTACAACTTGTTTTACCAATAATACAATGATTGTAAGGTGGCGTCCGAATGAATCTTGATGAATATCTTGATCGTGCAACTGAAATGCGAAATGAGATTGCGGCATATGATGAGAAGATAGTACGCCTTTTGGACGAAAGAGTTCAATTGGCAAAACAATTGGTAGAACTCAAAAAAGAACATTCTCGTCCCGCATATACGCCAATAGTAGAAGAAAAGAAGATAGAATATTTAAGTACTCTAACTTCTTATCCAGATTTAATTAAAATGGTATGGCCTATGATTATGGGTTATAGCCGCATCCCATACAACGAAAAGATTTAATTATGAGAATGAAAAATACTATCTCCGGTAAGATTTACACGATTGCACAAATCTTCCGAGACAATACAGGATATTTCCGTGTCCTTTACTTTGATCCCGAAGTAAATGGATGGCAAACCAAAAATCTTGACTTATTCGTTCCAATAGAAAACTAACTAAAATTAAGAAAGGAATAGACGTAAATGTATAATGTATATGTTTGTAAAGTAAAAAACATTAGACCCGCGGAAAATGCTGACCGTCTGAATGCCTGTGAAGTATTTGGTATTACTACCATTGTTGATAAATCCGTGAATGAAAATGACCTCTACGTCTATTTCCCCACGGATGGTCAGATTAGCGAAGAGTTCGGTAAGGCGAATGACCTCTTCCGCCGCAAGGATGAAAATGGTAATCCGGCAGGCGGTTTCATTGATCCTGTGAAACGTAATATCGGTGCAATTCGTCTTCGCGGCAATAAATCTGAAGGCCTTGTGCTTCCGCTTACTTGTCTCGCACCTTTTGGCGACATTAGCAATCTTGCCGAAGGTGATATTGTATCTACCTTCAATGGTCATGTGATTGCCGAGAAGTATGTGCCGATGCATAAGCCCAGAGCTTCACAACCTACTGCACGCGGCGAACGTGACCGTAAGTCTGCAAAGAAATGCCGTATTAAATATCCGTTCTTCGCAGAGCATATTGATACTCCGCAGCTTCGTTTTAACATGGATATGTTCAAGCCGGGCGACATTATTTGTTTGACTGAGAAGGTCCATGGTACTAGCTCTCGAAACGCATACCAGACTACAATTGTTGGCGAAAATGGTTTCTTCCTCACTAAACTTATTGCCCACAGCAATTGGCTGCCGAAGAAATGGCGGGCGGCTGCACAGTCTCATCTTACTCCTAAAACTGAAATGCGTTATCTAATTGGCACTCGTCGTACTGTTCTTACTAACAATAGTGTTGGCGGTTTCTATGGTAATGATGATTTCCGTAGAGCTTGGGGTGAACGCTTCAAGGGTAAGCTCCTACCCAACGAGCAATGCTTCGGCGAAATTGCAGGATTCTATGCTCCTAACGCACCTATTATGACGCCTGGTGATAATACTAAAACTAAAGATAAGGCATTTATCAAGCAATACGGTAAGACTACTACCTTTTCTTATGGTTGTTCTCCTACTGGTGACGGTAAGCCTCTTAATCGCTATTTTGTTTATCGTATGACTTATACCACTCCAGAAGGAGTAGTCATTGAATATCCTTGGGACCTTGTTAAGCAGCGTGCTGAACAGATGGGTTTTGAAACTGTGCCTGAACTGGAACGTTTCATTTATACCACTGAAGAGGATTTCCTTGCCCGAATTGCTAAATATGAGGATATTCCTTCTACGATTGATTCTTCTCATGTAATTGAAGGCGTAGTTATTCGTAAGATGAATGGCACACGCTTCGACGTTGCAAAGGATAAGAGCTTCAATTTCCGCGTGCTCGAAAACCTGATTAAGGTTGATGCCGAAATGCCTGATATGGAAGAAATGGAAGAAGAAATGACTTTGGACGAAACTTAATAGCCGATAATCCCACTATTTCATAATAATACGAAATAGTGGGATTTTGGAGGTTATTTAATTATGCCCGTAAAAAGAAAAGATAAAACTGGATATAAATATGGAAAATTAACTATACTTCGATTAGACGAAGAAAGAACTAATGCCACAGGTAGAACTTATTGGTGGTGTTAGTGTGAATGCGGACGTGAAAAGTCCATAAGAGATGACGGATTAGTAAGTGGCCGCTCTAAAAGTTGTGGTCAATGTGCTAATGATTATACTGGTAAAAAATTTGGTAGATTAACAGTCCTATAGCGTGGCAAAACTGGTAAATTTGGTCATATATATTGGGTATGTAAATGTGATTGTGGAAATATTACTGAAGTCAAGGGTGATGATTTAATTAGAAATCATACTCAATCTTGCGGATGTTTACATCGAGAAAAAACACATGAAACTGTATTTAAAGATTTAACTGGGGAAAAATTTGGTAAATTAACTCCTATTGATTATTTTATTAAAGAAAATTATACAGTTATGTGGCGTTGTAAATGTGATTGCGGCAATGAAACAATAGTCTAGAGTAGTAATTTAATAAACTCTCATACTCAATCATGCGGATGTATTGCATATTCAATAGGAGAAAGTAATATAGCTAAAATATTGAAAGATAATAATATAAAATATTATTCAGAATATACATTTAATGATTTGCCTAAACGACGTTATGATTTTTATTTACCAGATTTAAATATTGCAATAGAATTTGATGGTCCTCAACATAAAACAAAAGCCAGTGGCTGTTGGAATTAGAGTGAAGAAGAATATCAACAAGCTATAAAACGTGATAAAGAAAAAAATGAATATTGTTTAAAAAATAATATTCCCTTATACCGTATTCCATATGAATACCGAGATAAATTAACGTTAGAATTATTAACTGATGAAAAATTTTTAGTAAAGGAATAACCTATAATGATTATTGGAATGATTTGTGTCTTAATTGGTGCAATTGTAGGAATTATATTAGCGAAGGTGACTGATTAATGATAATTTTTTTCTTAACCATTTTTATTTGTCTTACCTTTTATATTCTTGGCAGTTTGTACAATGATTAAAATACTTATTTTTGGTTTTGTAATCATTGCATTCGTAATGTATTTATTCTGTAAAACAAACGATTTATAAGGAGAAATAATATGAGAAGTAGAAGTAGCGTCCTGATTATTATTATTGTTGTAGCTCTTGTGATTGGTATGTTGATTTTTACATTCAATGGTGCGAATTTCCAACGTACCCTCAAGAGCTGGAGAAGTAATTACACCGGTGGCCTCTATCGTATTGTATCTGTTTATGATTACAATGGTAATCTCTTGCGTGAATACGGTCCGGCAATGATTGATATTAGTGAATCAGAAAATGAAACATTTTTTGATTATAATGGTAATCGTATTGTAATTCATAATGCTATTGTAATCGTTGAAGAAGTAAATAAATAACTAAAGAGCCAGAGTAAATCTGGCTCTTTTATTTTTATAAAAAAATTTGTTAAAATATATATATAAAAATGAGGGAGAAAATAAATTATGAAATATGTTGCTTATGATTATTTTGATAACTTTTATCCAGATATTCTTGGTATCTGTGATACTGAAGCCGATGCACAGGAACTAATTCTCGCCGCAGCCGAAGAAGAAGCATATAGAGCATTCCTTGATGATTATTATTATGATGAAACTGGATTTACTGTAGAGCCTGGTGAAAATCCTATGGAAGTTTATCTCAATGATAAAGCTCTTGACTGGAAAGAATATAATAAATTTAGATTTCCATTTGACGATAAAAATATTTCTTTCTATGGTTGGACACTTCTTATGGCTAGTGAATATTATAATTATTCTATCGGAGAGGAATACTAAATGAAGTATCTTGTTATTTATGATGATAGAGAAAATCATAAGCCTGTTGGCATTTGTGCTACTAAAGAAGATGCTCAAGATTTAATTCTCTCTATAGTTGAAGAAAAAGAATATAATAAAGTTATGGCTGATGGGTTTGAACATTTTAATAAAATTTATAACCATATCAGGAAAAAATATGGACCTACCTGTATTAAAAATCTTGATGCTTGGTATTATTATACAGAAAGTCTTAATTATTATATTCGTAAGATTGGAGAATATTCATGAAATATTTAATTTCTGAAATTGATGATGATGCTTGTTGTGAAATCCCTCGATATATTTGCAACACTCGTGCAGATGCCGAAGAAGCTATTCTGGCATTAACTGAAGAAGATGTATATTATCAAGCAATGTATGAAGGCGTAGATAATTTCTTTAATAACAGTTTTGAATTTAGAAAATCTCGCCATCCAGAAATGAAATGCAAAACTCATTATGGTACAGCTCTTTGGTTTATGAGTGGTCGATTTATTATTGAAGAATTAGGAGAATATTAATTATGAAAATTTATATAGTTGTTGAAGCCGATTATAAACGTATTCTTAATGAGTACTCTTTTAAAACTCGTGGTGATGCAGAAGAATTTATTCTTTCATGTGCCGAAGAAGATGCTTTAAATTGGTTTAATAAAAATATTACATGGGCTCCTGTCCCCAGTGGGGCATATGTCTTGCATGAGTGGAAAGAGATGGCAGATCTTCGGCATAAAAGTCTTGAACACTATATTTTAAATGAAGGCTCTATTCTATTTCTTAATAAAATTTATGAAAGTGAGATGCCGGATTAATGAAATACGTTGTTTGGAATAGTTGTTGCGATAGCGATTTAATTTGCTGTGATAACAGAGCTTCTGCCGAAGAACTTATTCTGTCTATTGCCGAAGAAGATGATTTTGTAGAATGTAATTATGCTATTAATAGATTTGGAGATGCAGACACTCTTGAAGAATATGTAGATCTGTTGCGCGATCAATGGAACTGGGACAAAGAAAATTGCAGTAATGAATGTGTTGTTCTCTATCTGGGCGGATTTAATTACTACATTAGAACTATCCCAAGCTTGGAGGATTAATTATGTATTTTAGGTATAAAGTAAATTGGAATTTTGATGACAAGCCAAAGGATGAGACAGGACTTGTGTATTCTGATAATGAAGCTGATGAAGGATATACTGATGCTATGGAAAAGATTTGCCAGTATTTTGATAGTATCAATAAGGTAGAGCTTGAAGCCTTTGCTCCTGATGATTGTCTTGAAGTAAGTGCTGAAGCACTTGATGCAATTCAGGAGAATGTGCTGTGGTAAATTTACGTCGATGCGGCAGATGCGGCTATCGTGTTCAAGGTCAATGCCGCATCGTCCCTGGCTGGCGTGTTGATGATGAAGATCCAGGCTGCAAATTCTTCTGCTCTAACCCGCCGTATTGTACCAGGTGCGGCGCTATCCTTCAAAATAATCAAGTTCTTATCGTAGATGACAAAATTTATTGTAAAAATTGTGGGAGTAATATATGATTTATAAACTTAAAATTGAAGGATATGAATATCCTGTTCGTATTAATGCAGATCTCATTCCTATTATGTATATTCGTAAAATGAAAAGAAATTGGTATGAATTGGCTATTGTTGGGACTCCAGATGAAACTCTTCATCATTGGTATTTTACTATTAATGCTCTCGAAAACCGCGATTTTATTGAATTTATGGGAGGGGAAGTAGAAGAATGATTTTTTTCTTGATTGCTATAGCTATCACTATTGTTTATAGTATTCAACAGTATATTAAATACTATAGTTTTTCAGAAATTTGGAACTGGTTTAAGGCTGAATTTCTATGGATGGCATTTGCCACTTGTGCGATTGCTCTTATGATTAGTGGACTATTAGCTGTTATTTATTGCGAAGTTCCAGGCAGCAAAGAACATTCAGTGATTGAAGTAGAAAATTATCACGAGCTTAAGCCTATATCAGAAGATACTTATATTCAATGGGGTAGCGATAATTCCGCAATTGTTCTTTTGGATAATGGTTATTACCAAACATATAAGCTTGATAATAATTCAGTATTTATTAAAAGCTGTGCTGATGGTGAAGTACCTAACGTAAAAACAATTAATTATACAAAATATAATGATTATCGTCAGTGGCTTTGTCTCTGGAATGCTTTGAGTAGTGAGACATTCATTACGCTTCCTCCTGGAGTTTATAAACCTATTACATAAGGTCGGTTGGCTACCCCAATCGGCCTTATTTATTTTTATAAAAAAATATTATAAAATATTTATATAAAGAAATGAGAAATAAAAAAATTGTCAAGGAGGATATATCATGAGTGTTGAATATGAAGCATTTGTAGGCCGCGGTTTTATGTTTGGTGAAGACAATGTTCCTTCATTTAAAGAATATTGTGAACGAGCAAAGATTGATCCGACTGTAACATTTGAAATTCTTCAAGAGGATGACCTTGTAATTTCTGATTGCTATAGCTATGACTGGATGGAACATATCTTTTTTGGTTATCGTCTTTTTAGTATTGACCTTGATTTGTCATTTAATTATAATCGTCTTAATCATTTTGAAATTGATGTAAATAAAGAGCATGAAATTGAAAAGAAGTTTAATGAAGTATTTGGCGAATATCCACCAATTTTTACTAGCTATATCGTAGAGAGGGCACATTAATGGATGGCTTAATTGTTATTAATCATTTGCCACTTGATGATGGCAATTATGATTTTATGGACACATATGATTTCATTACCCTTGAACGCAAACTTCCTTGGATTAAGACCTATGCAGAAATCGAAGAAGTGCGGCGGGCAGTTGTAGAAGATGTAGCAGATGAGCTTATCTATTACATCCAAAAGCAAATATATGAAACAAGTCTAGAGGCAACAGAACAGTGGTTCCTCTATGAAACTGCTTGTCTCTTGGGCGAAGGCAAATTGGCATTTATGTCTTATGTAGACAAATACCTTGAATTTATTTATGTGGAGGATGTGAAACAATGGTGAAAACTGATGAAGAAAAGCTGATTGCAGAAGGTGTAATTGGCGAAAGGGATTGTGCGAGTAGAGTTATTTATAAGGCATTAAAATCTATTCCTGACAGCGCCCTGATGGTTCAGGCAAATCTGGCTAATACTCATAGCATTTGGATTGTACGCGAAGGTATGGTACAGACAGTTAAGATTGCACTTGATAGATGCGGTTATCATAAAGATATTGATTATACCGTTATTGATAATCCGCCTTATTATGATGCAATTTTTGTTGTAGTGAAAGACCCGACAGATTATTCTAAAGGTATGTATCAGTACAGAATTAAGGAGTGGAAAAAGTAATGGACAAGAATGATAAGTATTGGGAAAGTTCTCATAGCTCCAATAGTAAAAAGAATCTGAAGCGTAAGGTTATCAGTCGTGTCAAGAAGATGAATAAGAATTTGCATGATGACCCCTTGTGGAAAGGCAGATTCGTAATTCATTGTGATGATATTTTTTATGGTACTTATGAAGATGGTAGTGGCAATTATGCTGTCGTATATCTAACTATCTGGGATAAAGAAAAGAAACTGCTTACCAGTAAAAGGTTTGATGACCTTGATTTTACTATGTTTAATGGTTACCATTTCTGGGAATGGGTAAATCAATTCGTCTGTGATTGTAATATGGAGGATAAATAAATGGTTCTTGCAGCTCTTATTGTTGGCATTATTCTTATAGCAGTCGGTGGCATTGTAAATAGGATAAAGTATGAAGGTGGTAGCGGATATCAAGTTGTTGGTGGTTTTATTCTTGGTTTTGCTGTGCTTGGTCTTCTTATTTGCGGTGCTGATATTGGTAGAGTACCTGAATATAATAAACAGATTGAAATATATGAAACTGAAATGACTACTATCCAAGAGACAATCAATGATGTAGTAGCTAATTATCTTGACCATGAAAAAGATACATATGCTGCCTTAACTCCTGAAAATGCTGTTATTTTTGCATCTATTTATCCTGAACTATCCAGTAGCGAATTGGTTAAGCGGCAATTGGAAATCTATAATGAATATCTAGTGAGTATTAAAAACTGTAAACTTAAACTGGCTGGTATATCTACAACAAAGTGGTGGTTGTATTTTGGTCATTAAATTAATGTTGGCAATTATTCATTCTACATTAGACCCGCTATGGTTTCTCATTCCGGGTCTAATCCTATTAGGAGTAGCTATCTATTTGCGTCTACATTTAGAAGATTAAATTTTATATAGAACTATTTTCTAAATATATTATACAAAAAAAATTTAACTGTGTCAAGCCATTTTGGGCAAAGGAGGATAGTATGTCTCAAGATTATTTATATGAATTTTGGTCACCAGAAGGTGATTGTAGAAAAGTGTATGCAACTCCATCTGAAGCACGAAGATATGATATTACTGGCAACATGTTAATGGATATAGCTTGTGATTGTTATGAGAAACATTCAGATAAATATTGTAATATAGGTGACGTATTAAGTCAGTGTTATTATACTAAAACTCTAATTACAGATGAAGCTCGTTATAGAAAGGATGCAGAATGTTTTAGACTTATAGGTTATACTCCCTATGGAGAATATAATACTTGGCTTGTTAATGGATCTAATAACACAAAACAACTTGAACATGGAATGAAAACAGAATTAACAGTAGAATGGTGGCCGGAACATCGTGATGAATACGATGAAAAAGAAGACTTTTATAATGCTTGCTATTGTGTAATAGAAAAAATTGAAAAATAAAAAATAATATTATATAATATTTATATAATAAAGGAGGAAATATTATATGAGTTATTTATTTACCAGTGAGAGCGTTTTTGCCGGTCATCCTGATAAGGTTTGTGATTAGGTAAGTGATGCTATTCTGGATTATGTCCTCCAGCTTGACCCTGATGCACGAGTAGCTTGTGAATGTACTATTAGTCCAGGTCTTTTCCATGTCATGGGAGAGATTACAGCTAAAACAGAACAATCTATTCCTTATCAGGAAATTGCAAGAGAGACTTTAAGATTTATTGGTTATGACAATGATGAAGCAGGATTTAACTGCGACACTTGTTCATATATTATTAATGTAGTAAATCAATCTCCTGACATCGCTGCGGGTGTCGATAGGGATGGTGCTGGAGACCAAGGCATGATGTTTGGTTATGCAACCAATGAAACAGAAAATTATATGCCTATTGCCCAGCAGCTTGCTAATAATATCTCGGTCATTATGTTTAGTAAGTATAAAAATGATTTGCTACCTTGGGCATTACCTGATGGCAAATGTCAGATAACTGTCCAATATGATGATAATGGTAACTTTGAAGGGGTAGATACAATTGTCGTATCGGCCCAACACAAAGACAAGTATAGTATTAAGGAAATAACACCCGATATTACGAACATTTGTAATATTGCCCTTCAAGGTTATGCCATTAAAAAAGATTGTAAATTTTATATTAATCCAACAGGTAAGTTTGTAAAGGGTGGACCTGCAGCAGACACTGGATTAACCGGACGTAAAATCGTTGTAGATACATATGGTGGCTATGCGCCACATGGCGGCGGATGCGTAAATGGAGATACAGAATTTTTAACTCTTAATGGGTGGAAGAAAATCTCTGAATTTTCTTCAGATGATAAAGTAGCCCAATGGGATGATGGTAAGATTTCATTCGTTAATGGTGAATTTGTAAGACTGCCTAAAACTAAAATGTATCATATCGCCACTAATAAATCATTGGATATGGTATTATCTGATAATCATAATGTTCTCTATAAAACATCTAAAGGAAATTATCAAAAGAAAACTTGCCAAGAAATTTTAGACTATTATTATAAAAATAATGGATTTAGAAGTGTCCAAATCCCTATTTATTTTACTTATGATTTTAAAGACAATTCTGGTCTTGATTTAACTGATGATGAAATCAGACTCCAAGTAGCATTTTGTGCAGATGGTACTATTTTAAAAGAGAATTCAGGATGGACTGGAAGAATTAGAGTCAAAAAGGAATATAAAAAAGAGGCATTAAGAGAATTATTTGCTTCAACAGGACTTGATTATAAGGAAACCCCAGATAAAGATTGTAGCATTTTTTGGTGTAAGCCTCCCTTCGTGAATAAGAAAATGAATGAATGTTTATCTAAATGCAATTTACATCAAGCTCAAGTAATTGCTGATGAAGTAATTAAATGGGATGGAGATAGAGATTGTGTTTTTAGAACTACACATAAAGATGAAGCTGATTTTATTCAATTTATTTTTATGGCAGTTTATGGCACATCTTCTCATTTTTCTATTGATGATAGAGTAGGTGAAGCGTTCAGTGAAAATTATACTCGTAAGAGTGTTTGCTATGAAGTAAGACAAGGTAAATATAAATATTCTACTCCATTTAGGACTTCAGGGTCTTCAATTGCCAATTTGACCATTGAAGATTATGAGGATAATGACCCTTGGATGTATTGTATTAATGTACCATCTCATAATCTTGTATTAAGATATAACAATCGAGTTTTCATTACAGGCAATTGTTTTAGCGGCAAAGATAGTTCTAAAGTAGATAGGTCTGGTGCTTATATGGCACGTTATGTAGCTAAAAATCTTGTAGCTTCTGGCGTTTGTGATAAATGTATGATTCAAGTTGCTTATATCATCGGGCAGACAGAACCTGCATCTATTAATATTAATTGTTTTGGCACAGAAAAGAAGCCTATTGCTGAAATTCTTGAAGCAGTTAATCAGACATTTGATTTTGCCCCGCGTAGTATTATTCATAAATTTGATTTAAAACATACTCGCTATCTACCCTATGCTTGTTTCGGTCATTTTGGCCGTATTGAATGTAATAGCCCTTGGGAACAGCTTGATAAAGTAGAAGAATTAAAAACAATTTTTGATTTTAAAAAGGAGAACTAATATGGACCCCGTAATTATTCTTGTTATTGCTATTGTCGTCCTTGGTGGATTGTATTTTTATAACTATAAGAAAGGAACCAAGTATTAATATGATTTATTGTCTTATCCCAAAAGATGAACTAAAAGAATTGCTCTGTGATAGTTTAACATTGCAAGCATTAGATTGTGGTGGCATCGGTTCTTGGGAATGGTATGGGGAATCTATTAGAGATTTTATTGATGCTGCCAAGGCAGACTATAATGTTCCAGAAGATGATGATGATTTCGACATTGACGATATGGCTGCGGTAGATGTTGAAGGCTACAGAACAGTGGAGGAATAATTATGTTATTGTATTTGTTGGCTATTGTTATCGGCGTAATTTGCTTTTTCCTTGCAGCATATTTGAATAGTAAATATAGTGATTGGAGCGTTCTTCCCTGCGTAATAGGCTTTATGCTTGCTCTTGTAGTACTTTTTAGTACAATTGCTTTTATTATTCAGAAGGTCAGAGAACCTATTGATCGGGCTAATATAGAAGCTGAACGTAATGTTATTGTTTATCAGGTAGAGCATCATGATAGTTTCCTCGAAACTTCAAGAGTGGGTGTAAATGAATTATATTATACTCAAGTAAAAGAGTTTAATGAAAAAGTGCGTATTCATCAGTTTTATAGGAATAGTCCTTGGACAAGCTGGTATGAACAGCCGTTTTGGTCAGAAATTGAATTAATTGATTATACAGAGGAGTCTTGATAAGAGACTCCTCTTTTATTTTTATAAAAAAATATTATAAAATATATATATAAAGAAATGAGAGATATAAAGAATTTTAAAGGAGACGATACTATGGACAAGATTAGAAACGAAGAAGTTGTCAATGCTTATAATAAGGTCGTTGATCTCTGTGTAAGTAATTATGAGTATATTGACAATGCTGAAGCGGAAGAAATTGACATGGCTCTTGATATTCTTTATAAGCAGCTTTTTGAGGAGGGTGACAGATAATGGCTCTTGTTGCTAAGTCTTATCAGGATTTGGAAATTGTCCGTGATACTTATATTGAAAATGGCAAGCGTTATTGCGATGTGCGGACCAAGGATGGCAAGGTCAAGCGTGTCAAGAGCTACACTCAGTCAGAGTATGATCGCTATTATCCTCCTGTGAAAATTATTAAGCCTGGTAATCGTAAGCATATTCTTGGTTTTGATAATGGATATATTACTCTGTTTAAGGGTAATACTTATGAAAATCTTGAATGGTTTGAACGTTCTAATGCTCGTTTCCACACTATGTTTAAGTGGTATGTTGTTTCTACAGAAGAAGTTCCTGCCGATGTGCCGGAGGGTATTACGCCTGTGCAGTTGCCTTGGGAACTCGTAGGTAATGACGACGGCACTCTGAAAGATAATGCTATCATTAATAAGGTAGTTGAAAATCTTATTTATGATGAAGGCAATAGCCGCTATCAGGGTGAAGTTGGGGATAAGATTGAGCGTGATGTAAAAGTAATTAAAAACATTGAAGCAGAAAATTATTATGGTGTTAACCATATTATGACGTTCATTGATGCCAATGAGAATCTGTACTGCTGGAGTACAGCCGCCAAGAATTGGGAGATTGGCAAGGAACTTACTATTAAGGGAACTATTAAGTCTCTTGGAACTTACCAGAAGCAGAAAATTACTTATTTGACGAGGTGTAGTGAAGTTGGATAATTGGATGGATGTATTTGATGCATATGCTGAAGAAGTTTATCAGCATATGGTTAATGAGAAGCATTCTAATGCTCTTAAATATGGTAAGATTGCTATTGATTTACAGAGTGAAGAGAATGGGAATTATTATCGTTTGCGTATAATCCTTTGGGATGATATGGTTTATGCAGATTGGATGCGTAATGGAATAGTTATTTTTTGTGAGCCGATTTCTGACAAGAAAAGTTATAATGAGAGGATTGAATTAAGTAATTGGAATTTGACATGAGCAAGGTAATGTCTGGTCCAGGCAATCCTTTTGTATTTAATTAAATGGATTATTTAATGGGTCGTATTAAAAAAGAAGACACATTACATAAATACCATGTTCTGCTTAAATCAGGTCAAGTTATTCTTGAAGATTATTGGTGTTGGCATGGTCATAAATGGTATAAAGCATTAATTAAATGCCTTAACGATTTTTATATTGTAATTACTACTGAAGAAGATGTAATTAGTATAGAAAGAATAGAAAATCCAACAGTAGATTCTATCTATATGGAATATATATTAGCAAGTAGAATGAGAGGAGACGAGGTTGATGGCGACTCTATATATGATGTGCGGCTTGAGTGCAAATGGAAAGACTACATTCGCGAAATCCTTCGCAAAGATGAATCACATTCGATATGTAAACCCTGATGAATTGTATGCTGTCTTCAATGGCGATGAATGCAACCGCCGTCATAAGTTCGAAGTTTGGCAGACATTGTACCAGATTGTACATTGTGCAGAGATGGATAATGCAGATATTATCATTGATACTAATTGTTTGACTCTTGGACAGAGAGAAGAAATCAGAAGCCGTTTTCCTTATTTCGATAATTACCAGCTTATGGTTATTATTGCCAGTGTAGAAAATTCAAAGGAATGGAACTCCAAGAGACATAGAGTTGTGCCGCAGCAGGAGCTTGAACGGCAGGCACGTATTGTAGACTGGCCTAATTTGACTGACCATTATAATGGTTGGAATAATATCAGATATTATTATAATGATGGCTCTTTGTTTACTAAATATCGTGAAATTTATGATGGCGAAGACCATGACCTGCGACAGGAGAAGGAGGATAATAAGTAATGTTTTTAATTATTTTAGGTATTTTTATTGTATTTGCTATTATTTGTTATATAGTATTTAGTTATTTCAAAGATTGGGAAAATTATAAGGGTTTTAAAGAGCAGGCTGTTGGATGGCATGACAAAACTGTTGAGCTTACCTTTGATGAAGTAATGAAATACTCTGCTATTAAACCTGATAAATGGTGTGTTACTGGTAATCTTATTTCTTATAAGACTGGTAAGCGTACTCATAATGGTGGCGAAAATAATTTTTATGTATATTTTGGTTCTTATAAGGAATATCGTAAATTTATTCAATGGTGGACAAATAAAAAGACTAAAGCAAAGCAAGAAGACGAACTGCTTAAGGGTCTTGAATTTTGCGATCTTATGAAAAAAGATTGTCAAGCACTTAAAGAAGAAAGCCAAGAGGCAATTCGTAAGGCGGCAATTAATAGTGCCAAGCTTATTAAGCAAACGGTTGAAAATGATGCTGAACTTAAACATATTTATAAGTGTGTAGTTAATGAAGATGGCACTGTTGAACTCGTTAAATATGATTATACTGCAACTGCACAATTAAGTACACAGCCGGAAGGCTCTATTACTTGTTTGTAAATTTGAAAAAAATAAAAAAATATTATATAATATTTATATAAAAGATAAGGAGTAATTAATATGTTTGGTTTTGATGATAGCTATTTTCTGTTCATGAATGAAGCAGAGGGTACTGGAATGGTAAACACTCGTACTGGATGTATTAATACTCTGGTACGTAAGATGCAGGAAAGTCCTCGATGGTATGTTGAGGAAAATTTTAATATTATGTGTGAAGAGTGCGGGATTGAGGATATCACACCTGCCGAAGAAGATATGGTATGGGAGATGTATAGTCGAGGATGAAAGCTTATTTAAAAGACACATGGCCGATGGACAAGAAAAGAACTTATAGTCCAGTCTATGATGCCAAAGTTTATAATAAAGAATCCTGGGAAAAGCTATTAGATGATTTTAACAAAAATGTTAAAGCCGGAGCTTATAATAAATTACTTTATACTGATTGGAAAGTTCTCCGTTTAATGGATGGAGACTATAAGGTAGTATGGTTTGAGATTAATAATACCTGTCTTGCTCCTACTATAGTTCATATCCAGGAATTTAAGTATTTAAAAAATTCAGATAATTTTAGAATGGTAGGTACTGATAAGAAGTATAATACTTCTGAAGATGATTATTCATTTGGTACATATTTGGCTGATATACTATTCTATGATTATTTTGATTGGGTAGAAGCTGATGAAAAGGTAGATGATTATAGACTATTTGGCTTAACTAATTTAGGAGCTTATAGTTCAGAGGACAGCATCGGTTGGCGTGCTATTAATTGGGCACTTAATCCCGCGGTGGAGGGTACAACTGGTCAAGTGATTTTTAATGATGTAAAAAAAGATATAAAGAAGTTCAATTGCGAATTTAATAAGACTACTGAGATTCTTAATAATTGTTATAATAAAATTAACGAAAATACTGAATGGCTTAATAAAGTATATGAAAATGTAGATAAAGTAAAAAATACTGCATTTTCTGATACAGCAACTATTAATGTTAGCCCTATTGATCCAGCTAAATTGGATATTAAAGATGAAACAGCTTCTACTGCTTCTGTTAGTATAGATTGGGGATATCGTCCAACCGCTTCTACAGCTAGTTCTATTACTGGTGGAAGTGTTATAGGGAAAACTATTGAAGTTAATGGTGATTCTGGTATTACTTATAATCCATATACTACAGCTACTGTTTCAATCTGTGATAGTTTAACTAGCCGTATTGATACAATGGAAGAAAGAATTAATAAACTTGAAACAAACAATGATGATGTGAAAGGTAAAGGAAATAATATGAAGATGTTTAATTTTGATTTTGGTCCGATTAAGGATAATGATGCTGTTCGTATGTCGCCGTATGGTCTGGCTGTTAAGAATGTTAATGGTACATATCAGGCTTATGATAAGAAGAATGGCGAGATTATGGATGTCGATATTTTCAACTTTAAGGCTGATAATATGTTCTTCAAGATGCCTGTTGGTATTGACGCTATTGAAGCCGGTGATGTGATTATTTTCAACAGACGTCCGTGCTTTGTCTTTGGTTTTTCCGAGCAGGGTGATGTGATTGCAATTGATATTGCAATGGGTGAGAAGAAAACTATTATGCCTACAAAGTCTCCTTTTGGTAATTTTAGTTTTATTACTAAAATTGTAAGCCTTTTTGATAATATGATGGCTCCTCCTTCTAAAGACAACCCTCTGGGCAATATGTGGATGTTTACTCTTCTTGATGACAATAATAAGTCCATGAAAGATATTCTCCCTATGATGCTGCTTATGAATGGTGCAAATGGTATGACCGGTTTTAATCCTATGATGCTCTATCTTATGTCGGATAAGACTGATGGTGATAAAGATTGGCTTCTGCCGATGCTTATGATGAATAATTTTCCGGGTAAGACTAATTAATTAATTTATCTCCATAGTTAAAAAGTGTAGAAGATAATTTTACTTTTTAACTATGGAGGATTTTTATATGCCAGCAAAGAAAGATTTAACTGGAAAAAGATTTGGTAGATTGTTAGTAGAATATGATACAGGTAAAAAAAATAGTTATAATCGTATTCTATGGCATTGTAAATGCGATTGCGGCAATGAACTTGATATATCCAGTGCTTCTTTAAATAGAGCTAAACCCACATAGTCTTGTGGTTGTTTACAAAGAGAAAAGACAAGAGAGGCTAATCAATCTGAAGATTTAACTGGAAAAGTTTATGGATATTTAACTGTTTTACGTCGTATGCCTAATAGTGCCTTATGGGAATGTCAATGTAAATGTGGTAATAAAGTAATAGTAAATACAAATCATTTAAATACAGGTCATACTAAATCTTGTGGATGTTATTAGAAAGAAAGAACTTCTGAAACATCTACTGTTAATTTAGTAGGCAAAAGGTTTGGATTATTAACTGTTATAAAATTAGATACAGAAAAATCAATTCCTAAAATTAAATATTGGGTTTGTCAATGTGATTGTGGCAATATAGTTTCAGTGAGAGGAAACTATTTAAGTAGCGGTGATACTCAATCTTGTGGATGTTTAAAAATATCTCATGGAGAATTAAAAATACAATAGATATTAGAAGAATATAATATACCTTATATAAGGGAAAAGAGTTTTGATGATTGCATTAATCCTAAAACTAATAAAAAATTAAGATTTGATTTTTTTGTTGATAATAAATATTTAATTGAATACGATGGAATATAGCATTCTATAGATGCTCTTACAAAAAATTGGGGAGAGTCAATAGATGATGTGCGATATAGAGATAATATAAAAACTCAATGGTGTAGAGATAATAATATTCCATTAATTAGAATACCATATACGAAATATAAAGATTTAACAATAGATGATTTACTCT